AATTCCTGATTGATAAACTAATTTAGCACAATCAATACATGGTGCATGTGTAATGAACATAGAGGCACCATCACTTGAGTTTGTTGACTTTGCAATCTTGGCAAGTGCATTAGTTTCAGCATGAAGAACTTCTGGTTTAGTTTTTAAAACTTTTATAAACTTTTCATCTTCTTCTAATATGATTTCTTCTTCGCAGTTATTATCCCAACCAGAAGGCATTCCATTGTAACCAATACCAATAATCGTATTGTCTTTAACAACAACACAACCTACTTTTAATCTTATTGCAGATGACAACCGAGAATATACCTCGGCAGCAGCCATGTGTGCATCAACAAATTTCTGCTTCATTATGCCTCAGCAGATTCTTTTTGTTCTTTTTTGTTTTTGTTTGATTTGAATTGAACCGATCCTATAATCTGTGCATCAATCATTGCGTTTTTGTATTCATTACGCCTGATTGGGTCGACTATGGTGGCCATAAACCGTTTGGTCTGTTTGGTCAATTTGAAATTCTTATCACGCTTTATCATAATATCTCCATTTTAAAAAGTGGGGCAAAATGCCCCACCAAGTTACGCTACCTGCTTTTCTTGTAACAGTTGAAGTTTGAAATCCTTCAAATCATTACCAATTTCAATCTTGCGAGGTTTCTTGTGTTCAGGAATAATATTCTCCAAACCAATACGCAGAATACCATCTTTGAATTCTGCACCCTTCACTTCGATTGTGTCAGCTACGGTAATTGTTTTAGTGAAAGACCTAGTGCCAATACCTTTGTGTAGATATTGCACATCACTTTCTTTATCTTCCTTTTCACCTTTCACAGTCAACACTCCTGCATTAACTGAAATATCGATTTCATCTTTAGAAAATCCTGCAATAGCAAGTTCTACGATGTATCGTGTATCATCCAGTTTTAGGATGTTATGTGGAGGGAAAGTTGATTTTTGAATATCCATGGTCAATAGTTTTTCAACATCGTCAAAAAACTTGTCAAATCCCAATGTAGATTGGTATAGTGGAACGAATGAAATTCGTGTCATAAAGTTCTCCTTTTAAGCGAGTTACAAAATTGGCGACCCTTTCGGCATCGCCTTCATTATTTATATCAGTTATCAATAATCAATTGTTTTTTTACCTATATTGTATTTTGTGATAAGTTGCCATTCATCTTTTTCTTTAAATGCAATAATCTTAATTTGATGAAGTGGTGCAATATTATCAATCAACAATGTAGGGTTTAATATCTTTATCAGACCCCATTCTTCTAATAACTTAGCAATAGCATTTCGTCTTTGGATATCGTTTTCTGTAAGATTAGATGGTTTTCCATCTAATGCAAATAATTCTTTGAAATGCACGATATAGTATCGGCCTTGTTTGTGTAGAATGTGGCATGACTGATAAAGAACTTTTTCTTTACGGGAAGAAACACCAATGCGGGTAAGTGTCTCTCTTACCTTCAGAAAATCATCCTGCTCTTGCAGGCTGACCTCTACAAATTTAGTCAAGTCTACCATCATTACCTCTTATTTAATCCACCCAATTGGGTTTTTTCTTTTAGTTGTTGGATTTGTTCATTGCTAAGGAGGCGCAGAGCTTCACGAGCCTTTGAGTCGGAGAAACCATAGATAGTCTTAATACATTCTAAATCGTCACTTTTCTCAGATTTAACCCACTTCGCAAACGGTCTTTTTTGTGACCGCACGGTATTTAGTAAAAAGTCATTTTGCAACTTCTTTTCCAAGAAGTGCCTACGATTCATCTCATTGGCATACATGATACAGTCTTTATGATAGGAAAGACTTCGATTCACGATGAAAGGTAGATAGTCTTTCTCCGTGATATCGTCAGTAATTATTTGTTTCTTATTTTGTAATATCGCATTAACATAATCAAAAGGATTGCTCATCAATACACCTTCTTACCGTTATTAGTTACCCACTTAATGCCAAAACCAACATGCGATATATCATTAGAACTGGAATCTAACTGTCTTTCTGTTTCTTTTAAAACAATATCTGTTTCCAATTCATAGATTTCCAACACATTGAGTGGCGACTCTTTTTCAAAAATTGCACAGTATATTTTACTATTTCTGGTGATTCTTTGTAAAGACTTATTTCTCTTTTCAACCGGACTTTTGAACATTCGGTCAAACTGGAAAGAACCATTTTCAAAACAACTGAGGTATTCATACTTGATGTTAGGGTCAACCTTGTCATAAGCATCAGGTTCATGTTTAGTTCTATGTACCTGATGACCAAGTATGTCTGCCACAATCATCTCTTTAATGAAACCTGGTTGCAATATATTATTGTAACCATTTGTCTTTGCAATGTTTTGTGCTTCAACAATCAAAGAAATGATTTGACTAACATCACTCATGCAAGCATCCTTATCAAACCAATGGTATCGATGGCAGTGAGTAAAAGATAGTTAGCAAGGAGGCCAAAAGATTTCCTAGTAAAAGCAGCCCAAGCATAAAGAGCACAGCCAAGGATCCACACAGGATATAAAGCAAGTAACGGAGGATTCGGTACCGTGAGAGCCATTGTAATGCTACAACCAATGCTAATAAACCAAGCAAGCAATTCAACAACAAAACGATAACGATTAGAGTTCCAATCATCTTTTATCCATTCAAATAGTCCATTAAATATATCATTCATTATTTTTTCCCAATAAGTATTTGGCAGCTCTCATAAGTGAATCGTGATTGTCACCCAAGAGACCAATACCAGTGTTGCATTGATTACACAACCAACCTCTGAACTTGTTGGTCTTTGGATCATGGTCTAAACACAATTTAGTTTTCTTGTGATTACTATGACCGCCTTGTTCCTTACCACAACAGTCGCAAACTATGGACATTGGTGGTGCAGTTCTCCGAATTTGTTTAACTAAATCGGATCTTTCTTTAATACAAGACTTGCATCTTCCATCGTGTCCATCAAATCGTGTTGGATGTTTTGCGAATTCAGAAAAAGGTTTTTCTTGTTGACAATAGATGCAACACTTTGTTGGTACTGAATCGTCAAATAAACTCACAATTCACCATTAGTTCTGTCAAACATGCCACAGTATTAATTTCTTGGTCTGCAACAAACGCAGCTTTATACTGATAGTCAGCAAGAATTAAAACTGCCTGTGGAATAGATTGTGGTTTCATTGTATCATACATCGCATCATACAACTTACGGAAAAGAGTGTTACTATCAATTTCATTTGATGCAACCCATTTTCTAATCGAACCAAAATCTTTAGATGAAACGAACTTTACAATTTCGGTAATTGAAACATCGGAAATCTGTGAAAGAATACCTGTGTCAATCTTACCAAACTGTGAATATCGTTGCAACTCATTTAGAACACGGCGAAAGTCTGGGAAATGTTTCTTAACAAGTTCTGCAATAACCTTGTCATCAAACTCAACTTTTTCACTTTGCAAAATTGATTGAATTCGTTTGAAAAATGCAGATGCCATCTTGGCCTTCTCACCATTCTTCAAACCAAAATCAATAACTGCACACCGTGAGTGAAGTGGTTCGATGATTCGGTTCTTGTAGTTACATGTAAAGATGAACGAACAGTTGCCTGCAAATTCTTCGATTGCATTACGAAGCGCAGGTTGTGTCGAGTTTGGATTTAGATAATCTGCTTCGTCAATAATGATGACCTTACGACCACCAGACAATGACATAGATGAAGCATAGTTTTTGATTTTGGTTCTGAATACATCGATACCAGATTCATCAGAACCGTTAATAACCATGTAGTCACATCCAATTTCGTGACACATAGCTTTTGCTACTGTGGTTTTACCTACGCCTGCACCACCACTTAGGAGTAAATTAGGAATCTGTTTCTGATTCACATACTCCTGAAATGGAAGTTTCAGGCGTTCTGGTAAAATACAATCTTCGATTGCTTGAGGACGATACTTCTCGGTCCACAAAAGATGTTCCATAATATAAGTCCTTCACATAATACATCATAATAAAAAATCAGTCACGCTCATTAAGGCGAGCAACAGCAGTCAAAAAATCTTCTTCGACTACCCATGTACCTTTATCACCACCGAAAAGAATTGTAGATTTCTGCTCTCGGTTTCCTTCTGCACCTGCAACTGTAACTTTCTTTTCTAAGACAGATACAATGTAAGATGGGTTAATTGCAATAGAGGTCTTTTCAAAACCTTCAGCTGCATTTGTAAAGAATTTTAATGCCATCATTATGCTTTCTCAAATTTAGAACCGGCTTCAGTAGAAATATAATACTGGAGTGGAACATTTTTGTTTTCAAAATGCGATACACCTTTAGATGAGATTGCAACTTCATAAGAACCAGGCATAACTTTACTAATGTTTTCAGTTTTGAAAATCATCTTAAACTTGTTGCCATTGCCTTCTGAAATTTCAAGTGCATCAGTATGAGCAGAATCATTCTGCAAATCTAGTGTAACGATACTAACTTTCTTACCATCAGATTCGATTGCAATATGTGGAGAAGAAAGAACAGAAGCGGCACGGAGAATCCAATCAAAATCCTCTGAAGTTAAAGAGAATTTAATCTCTGCTTCTGGCATAACAAATTGTTTCTCAGGAGGAGTAACAATCATAGTTGGTTCACAAAAACGATACTTGATTTTAGAACGACCTTTGTTGCCAACAATCACAACATGTTTCTCATCGAATTCAAACGATGGGTCATCTTTGTGTAATGATACAACAGAAAGGAAGTTATTTAAATCATAAACACCAAAGTCAGCAGGAATTTCTTCCTTGATTGATACTTCAGCGAGAATGTTTTTATGTGACGAAACAGTTTTAAGTGTCTTGCCTTGTTTGAAGAAAATGCCTTGATTAATAGAACCAAAGTTTTTCAAAACGGATAGTGTGTCATTTGATAATTTCATATTTTACCTCATAATTAAGATTTGTCATTCACAGAATACATTGTATCATGCTCATATAGAAACATGAGGCAACAAAGTGCATGTGCTAAGTGATGTTTGCCAGATTCAGGGTCATCTGCTTCACCCTCTTTCCATGCCCATAAGTGCCTTTGTAATGCATCAAAATAACGGCGTTTAGAATCAGGCACATGTTTCCAATTGTCTGGTTCGTATTTCTCTGCACCAAAAGTTAATACATCAACTGTGGCCTTTAAGGCAAGTGGTGGTAGTAAACCATATTGTAGTTTACCACCATCAAATTTGCGGCCGCCTGTTGTTGCAGTTTGCGAGACTTTAACAACATCGGCTTTCATTATAACTTCCCTGTAAACTGTGCAACAGCAGGCATGTTACCAGTAAAGGCATATGTTCCCACATGTTGTGTTTTCATCCAAGGACACAAGAAGATACTTCCGCCAAGTTTACGCCACATCTGACAGAACATATAATCTTCACTCAGATATCTCTCAGAACCGCCTCCAGTGATGGATTCTTTATAATCGATTACTGTATCAAAGTAAGCATGAATATATCTTGATCCATCGAAATTGGCCTGACCGATATGGTCTGGTTTGTATTTGATTGTTGGATATTCTTTCTCCATTCTCTCGAACACTTCACGCT